CTCTAGGCAATAGATCGCCGATGGATCTCTGGACTTCTAACTCTGTAGAGCAGACTTCGCATCTGTATTCATACACCGCCATCATTAACTCCGATCATGGCAACCGTCATGGTAGAACAGACGCAACACTGAATCGTCTTAACGTTAGGCGGCAGATTATCTGTAATTACACGAACAAGCTGCTCTGTTTCTTTTTTGCAGACTCGACATTTATAACGTAGCTGTTCCATAGTTAGATCCTTTTAGATTCTCGATAGGCTGTAAGTTTTGCTGTGTAACCCACCAAGTAGGTTGCTTAGAGTTACGGTATTTAGGCTTTTTAGCCATAATGACAGGAATCCAGCCAGCCAAGCAGTAATTAGGCGAAGATCCTGTAACTAAGATCGCTACGTCTGTGTTTCGATCATTCTCATAAATAATCATCTGACCATTTTCGTAGCGCGTCCATTTGACTTCGATCAAGCTTCCGACGTCTGCCGTATCCTTGAAGCGAGAAGCTCTAGGATCAAAATCCACGTAACCCAGATAGCGAGCGACCAAAATCTCGGCCACGATCGACTCGGCTACCTGAGCTACGTATTCATGAAAGTTTAGACGCTTGTCATAACGACTTTTATCGTCGGCTTGGCCTTGAATTTGAGCTATACGTTCCAGAGCTACAGTATGAGCCAGAACTTTATCCTCGATAGTAGGCTTTACCTTCATCTACAGAGACCGCAGAGCCAGACTAATTTCTCTCCGCCTTGGCCCTTTGTATAACCGAAAGCGTCTAGCTGTTTAAGAGTCTTACAGCTGTCGCACTGTTCGATTTTGTATTCGACTATTACTTCGCCATTCTTAAAAAGTTTAGCTGTCATCGTCTGCGGATAAATTACTTCCATGTAGTCGCTCATACTTGCGGAGCCCATTTTCCAGAAGAAGTTAAGACATACCAGAGCGGCTCGCACTGAGTAGCTTTAGTCCGTTCCACGCAGAACCACCCGCCCCATGCCTTTCCAGTCTTAGCTTCTCCAGACTTAAAAATTCTGTGGCCATGAATGCACTGTGGAGCTTCTTCTACAAGTTGCCCACCCAGTTGATTCTTAATCTCGTCCATCGAAGATCCTAGACTTGGGATTCCCGATTGTTCTGCTTCTTCGGCTGTCTTAAAACTTGGAATGTCTCCGAATTTCTTAGTCCAAGGATCGTAATCGTCGGCTGTTGAGTTAGCGACCTTCGCGCTCATTGTTTCGATCTTCTCCATGTCCTGTCGAGTCGGACGCTTGTCTGCTCCAAGTAGTAGACCGATAGCTCTACCGATTGCAGACGTACACGTGTCTTCTACGAAGAACTTCTTCATGTTGACGTTATAAGTAGCTACGTTACCGAATGCGTAATCGGTAGCCGATGGCTCTTTGTCTTCGTATTCGCGGAAGATCTGAGCTTGAATAAGTACGAAACCCTTCTCTGCGTTAAAGTCGATTATGTTTGTGTTAATTCTTGCGCTTGGGTGTGTGATCCATAGTCGGGCTATTCTTGCGGCTACGTCCTCGTAATTATCTAGAAAGCTCATTAGTCTGTTCTCCTTTGTGGATTATTGTGTCTGCGATGTGTTGAGATAAGCAGCTGGGACAGCCATGTCCTTGCAGTTCGTGGCAACAGCCGAATGATGTGGTGATAGCTAACTTAATAACTTGGGCTAGTTCTGTCATTTTCTTATCGCGTTCGATGTGTGGCGGCCTATTGTCTTACCGCGTAAAAAGCCTTCGCGACGACCGTCCTTGAATCCTTTCGAGTATCCGATGGCTAAGGTGATAACCGTCCAGATACTTAAAGCTATTAAGCGAAACAGTGTTTCGCCGTCTAACAGGTCTACGACCATTTTTGTCTCCCGATTCTGGGAACGACTTATTCGCTCCCTGAATAAAGAGTGAAGCAATAATCGAAGATGGTCAAGAACTACGCTTAATTTAGGGCGTGTCGTTAACCGAATAACTTGCCGTCGACGATAAAGGAACCGTCTCGCTCGATAGGTATCACTTGCGGGCTGACCTTAGATCCTTCGACTCGAAGAATGCCAAAACCCTGTGTCCAGTTCGCCGTCCCTTTTGTGTATTTAGCGGCTGAAAATCGCATAAGATTTCCCACTTCCATTCCCCAGAGAGTGCGACCCATCTTATAGCCGCTCGATTCTGTGAATGTTGAAATCCCAAGTCTGTGCGTGTGACCTTGGACGACTGACTTACCATGAAGTCGCGCAGCTCTTAACGCACTAGCTCCAGCGTTAGGCGTCGTACCTTGCTCGTCGCCATGTATCGCGATCCAGTTAGTGCCTTCGATGGCGTAGGGCTTGCGATGAAAATTTATACCTAGCTCGTCCAGCTTCATAAAGTTTTCGTATTTCAATTCTGGCGCACCGAGTAAAGCTGGAAGTCGACTAGCTATCGAGTTGAAAAGTCTGTCTGTGTGATTAGATCTAACCATGTTCGCCTCTGGAACGTGTCTAGTAAGCTCCCAGAGTAGCTCTACGCAACGATCTCGATCTCGTCCGATAGTTGGCTCGTGTTCTTCACTTAGACCGCGTGACCACTTAGAAATCGTATTAAAGTCGATCTCGTCGCCTATTGTAATTACTTCGTCGGTCTTAAAAGCCTTGATAAACTTGGCTAGATTCTTTGTCGCTCTAACGTCTTCGTAGGGAACTTGAAGATCGCTAACTACGACTATCTTCTTCATTCCTCGTCGTCTTCGTAATCCGTAGACCCAAGTTTATTGGGATCTACTGGCTCTGGAAGAATCCAAGCTGGATAAGAATCCTTGTCGCTCATAAGGCCCAGAGCTAATTCTACGGAGAATCCAGCTTTACGTAGAGCTTTATAATACTCGTTAAGCGCGATCGCGTACTGTTCGAGAGCTGTATAATTATCTTCTCGAACTGTAGCTACACGCTTTGTCGATCTCCGCTTTTGGGCCATAGCATAATTCTAACGGTTAGTCTATAAGTTTCGTGTAAAGCGCGTCTAGACGCGTTTCGATTCTGTCTACTTGGTCTTTTAAGCTAGAACCGCCGTTAGGCTGTAACTCTCTAAGAATGGATCTAACCATTACACGAGCTGCCGAGTAGACAGCGGCCATAACTCCAATAGTGCAAGTAACGACCGCTGTCCATTCATTCGGTGTCATTTCCCCGTTGATCCGAACGCTGTGTCATTAGGATTAAGCCAACGCAAAAGAACAGGCGCGACAGCTGCCACTCCTGCCATAAGCAGAGTCTTAAAATCTGTTACTCCTGCCATGTAAAGAGTAAGAGAAGCGGCTAAGAACGATCTGGCATAACTGGCGGCAGCGGCTTTGATTTTGGCTTTGTCCATTTTTTTCCTTCTTTCTTAGGTTTAACTCCTGAACTTGGAATCTCGAACTCCTGAAAATCGGCCTTAAATGGCACGAACTTAGGGAATCCGAATCCGACTATTTCTTTACCTTCGCCGTAATTACGTATCTTTAGCATAACCATTCCGCCGTTACGTTGATCGCCAGTCCCAGACGTGTTTCCTTCGATCGTTAGGACTTGATGATTATCTAGAAGCTTTACGACTATTCCAACGTGAGAGATACGATCGAGACTATCATGCGGAAAATCCATAAAGGCCAGTCGACCTATTTGTGGCATGTTGGACCATCGGTTAATCTCCTTAAACTTATGCGCTCCAGTTGCCGTTGAGACGCATGAGTGCATCTTTATTCCAGCCTGAGCAGCGCACCAATTAACGAAAGATCCGCACCAAGGCTGACCGTCAAAACCTGTAAACTTTCCGTACTTTGTAAGGTTATTACCTTCTTCGATTGTACCGATCTCTCCAGCTGCGATCTCGATAAAACGTTGAATAGTACCGTCTGGATAAGTCATGACAGAAGTAACTTCGCTTCGTCTTGGGTAATCCCAAGCTTGGCTAGAAGAGCGGCTTTATCGGCTGCCTTTTGTGCTTGGGCTGTTGCTAAATCCGCTTGGGCTGTTTGGTCGGATTCCCATTGTGCCAATTCTTCGGCGTTCATTTCGCGCTCGTTGATTTGATTAGTTTCGGCATTATGAATAATTATCTTCATTATCTCACTCCATAAAGTACGTAAGTTCCACCTGTAAAATCTGAGCGAACCACATTCAATTCACTAATTGCAGTGTTGCTCTTAAAACCGCCCCAGCAATTTGCTGTTCTATAATCTGTTGTGTTAGTAGAATAAATTACCTGTCCATTGAATAACTTATTACTTGCCGATGAAGCGTAACCATTTATCGTTAGGATCATCATCATGTTATTAGGATCGTTATCTGTTCCGTATCCAATAAAACTAACAGATGTGCCTGAAGTCATTGCATTTGTCATAGTTCCTGATGCGGCTTCTCCATCTGAAACACCATAGAAATACGATCCAGCAGTGGAGACATTGTTAAAACGAACTGGCACATTTGCGCTTCCAGTAGTTACAGCATTTCTAATAACTAGGACTAATTGTTGGTAAGTATTTGGGATACTTGTAATTGAAAGTGGACTACCTGCGGGAAGCGAACCGCTTGCTATAGAAGTCCAACCACCCGAAGTAGAAGTAGCCCAGACGAAATCCATGTCGGTATTAGAGTTTTTAGCTAATAATTGACCTGTTGTACCACCTTTAAGATCAAGAAGAGAAGCGTCGATAGCGTCTCCGAGTGTCTCTATGGCAGTCGCGCCATTTTTTACTAAGTCGGTCGAAGTGGGAACACTCCAGCCAAAATTGGGCGTAGTAGTTGCCATTTATGTCTCCTTTATGCGACGACTGTCGCGTCTAACCATGTAAGTGTAGGGCTAATAGTATTCCAAGTCTCGGAAGCTGGGACGTTATTCCAGCGGAACGCGTCGAGGGAATAGGAAACTGGCGTAATGTAAAGAGTTACTGTTAGCGAGTTATACCCAGCACTAAAAGCCCAGCCTTCTACGAATCCCTGATAATTTGATCCCATGTTGGTCGGTAGGTCTGAAATGTTAAGTGGCATTCCCATAAATACGCCTATGAGGTTATCCCTGTCGTCGTTAGGAACGCTAGGACTTCCTAGCTGATAAGTAATGGAGTTTATGTTCGCTCGCGGGTACGCTCGAAGAGCCAGATAAAAAGCCGCTTGGATAATTGCATCTGCTGTATGTTCTAGAGTTGTAACGATGTTTTGGGCTAACGAACCATAAATAGCGATAGAATCGTCTTCTGAATCGTTAACGACTTGATCGTTTTTATAAGTAATGGTAATAACGTTACGAACGTCTCCAGCTCTAATCGCTGTTTCTAATCCAGTAGATAAAGCTTCGCCAGCTGATAACTCGACATAACCATTAGCGGCTAGATAGGAGCTGCGATGAGTCGAATCGGCATAACCTATGCGACCTTGATTATCTTCGTAAATGTAACCAAGGCCAGAAGTGGCTAGTCCAGAGATAAGAGAATAAGCGTCGATAACAGATGAAGAGCGAGCTGTTAGTTCGTAATTGCCTTCGTCAATTTCTCCGACGCCGCTACTTTCGGCTTGTGCCCAAGTAGTTGTCGGATCATAAGCTGCCCAAGTAAGTGCCGCTGGGACTTCATTCCACGCGCCGAATAGTAAACCTTCAAGAATGCTTCGAATCTGTATACCATCTAAATCTTTAGAAAGAACTCCGTCTGTGAGAATTTTTGGAAGTCTAGATAATGCTCCGAGTGCCGTAATGTTTACAGTCTGCGAGTATCCGTTAGATCCAGAAGAACTAATTCCCACAATTATGTCTGAGACATTTCCGCCAAAAATTGCTACCGGAGTGCCTGTAGAGTTTTGGACGTAAATAGTTATAGCTGAGTTAATCTCGACTAAAATGTTCGAGCCGTCTAAGTTAATTAGCTGGACGTTACAGTAACCCGCTACCGCTTGGCTATAGATGTCCGTCCGCCCTGACTGAATAGTAAGATTAGCCAGCGTTACGTTATTGTATTCGACGCCGTCGATTTCGACGGACCAGACTGGAACCCACTGGCTCATTAGTTGAATGCCAGTCTATTAGCTCCCAGAGTTCCGCGAGCATTTGAGCGATTGAGAAGATTAACAATAGTTCGAGCTGTACCTTCTGCGTCTAGTGCGCCGTTAACCGTTAAGTTAATAACAGTCCCGCCGCCCATGGCAGAGTTAGGAATGATGTTACCCGAGCCACTTGGAACGAATAACTCTGGACCACGTTCTCCGACTAAATAAGATTTACCCGAACTTACTGGACCGCCATTAGCTCTAGCCCCGCCGAAAATCCCTTCCACTACGTTTCCGATACCACTTACAAGTTCATTATTTTTAACGAAGTTAACAAATTTAACAATGGCGTTATAAGCATCGCCGATAAACTTGGCCAGCTGCGAAAAGCCGTTAATCAAGACTGTAACTACAGTCGCTACAGCTTCTAAAGCGAACTTTAGAGTGTTGCCAAGGATAGGCGCAAGATACGTTTTAACGAAGTCCCAGATAGCTTTTAGTAAATTGAAGAATGGCTTTAGTTCGTCCTGATTTTCGACCAGTGACTTTTTAATAATTTCGAACGCATTAAATAATCCTTCTATGGCTGGGCCTACAACTTCAAGAATCGCTGGAATGAACTCATCGACCAAGAATGACCAGTAAGCCGTAAAAGCTGGAATAAGATCTTCTTGAATAAAAGTTGTTATAGCGGCGAATTGTGGCCCAAGCTTTTCGCCTAGAGTGCTAGCAAAATTTGATACAGCTGGAATTACATTATTAACAAGTCCCGAGACCAGCGGAGTAATAGCTGTAAGCACATAAGATCCGACAGTTTCTTTTGCTTCATCGAATGCGACGTTAAGCCGCTGCATCTTTCCCGCGAACGTGTCCGCTTGCTTACTAGCTTGTCCTTCAAAAGTTCCAGCTAATTTTGCCGTTACTTGATCGAAAGACATGGTCTTTAATTCTGCGGCACTAATTCCGATACCTAACTTACCAAGCGCGGCCGTATTACCGTCGTAGCCCTTGGCCAGTGCATTCGTTACAGCTTCAAGCGATTTACCACTTCCCGCTGCGATGTCGATAGCTAGATTCTGGAGCTTCTGAGCTTCTTCCACGTCCTTAGTCGAGCGGACTAATCGGTCCAGCGATGGGCGAAGCTGATCGTCTGTAAGTCCTGTAAGAAGTGAGGTCTTAGTTATCTGAGCTTCTACAGCTGCGATCTGGGCATTAGTGGCATTAGTCGTATTTTGTAAAGAAGTCGCTAGCTTGACTTGAGCCGCTTCGTCTTCGATTGCAGCTTTAACGCCATCGACTAAAAGCTTCCCAGCATAGGCCGCAGCTGCCGCGCCAGCGATGGCGAACGCCGCTCCTGCTTTTTTACCGAAGTCTGCGACTCTGCTACCGAAGCTTTCGACTTCATTAGTCGCGCCCTTAACGCCCTTTTTGAGTTCGTCAAAATCCGCGTCGAAAGTTATCTTTACTTTTGGAATGCCAGCCATTAGTCGAGACCTACTTTCTTAATTACGGACTGAATAAGATCTATGTATTCTTTCGCTACTATGGGCGTGTAATAGTCAACAGCTGGAGCGATCCAGTAGCCTCGCTTATTGCGTGGAGCCTTAAATCTGTCTGTGTATACGCGACCGAGTGAGTCTGTACCTTTACCGCCGCCGTATTCTGTTCCCCATAAAAGCGCGCCCGCTGGAGCCGCGTTCTGTTTAACTTTAGAACCTTTACCGCTTTTACTCATTTCGCCACCATACTTACGACCGACTTTTTTAGGGCCGCCTATGTCTACGCGAATTAGTCGATCTCTTTTAGCTGCGATCGTCTGGGCTACGAGTTTAGTCTGTGGAGCTGGCGCACTCTGCGAGAACTGCAATAACTGACCAGCTAGACGCTTCGATAATGGAAGAGCTGCGTCGCGAATTTCGTTTTGTGTTTCCTTGTCGAGAAGATTAAGAGTCTGGATTAAGTTTTTAAGCGCGGCTGGCTCGACCTCTATCGAGTAGACGCCCTTCTTACCTGCCATTCCTTTTCTCCAAAATCTCTAACGCTGTAAGTATCTGCTCCGCTGTCTGCCACTCACTCATCGGAATTTGTGTCGCGATGGCTAGCTCGACGATAAGCCGATTTAAGCTTCCAGCGGGATAGCTTTTGGGTTAGCAGAACTGGCCTTAACTTCCGCGACTGTCTCGATCCAGACCTCGTAAGGCTTAATAGGAGTTCCCGCTGCTTCGCGCTTCATGGCGTTATAGCCAAGAAATAGAAGATCGTTAACTCCGATGGATTCGGCTTGCTGGATAGTTTTTCCAGTTTTACTTTCCCACTTAGACCACTCGGGAGAAGCCGCTACATAAATAGCGGCCTCTCCTGAGAAGTATTCGACTTCGATGTTTAGTTTCATGTTTTGCTCCCGATTCTATTTTTTAACTAAAGTTTTCTGTAGGTGTTCCAATAACTGTAAAGCTCATGCTAACAGTTTGAGCGTCTGGCGATGATCCGCCCACGCTTGGGAATACGGGTAGAATGCTAAAGGTAAAAACTGCGCCTGTTACAGCTGTTAGCACTACCGTAATCGGTGTGTTCGGATTTACTTCCGCAGCTGACCAGAGAGCTTCACATAGCGAATTAGTTGCGCCCCAGTCTGCGAGCATTTCTACGTCGAACGTCCACTGTGAATCGATCGACTTGTAAGCTTTTGAATAAAGCGTGTCGTAAGTTTCAATAGTTACGTCCGCTGAAAGTGTTGCGCTTGTCGCTTGTTCGTCGTAATTCTTGGTGTCGATCGTCATAGCGAGATCGCGTCCAGTAATGACGGTCGTTGCCATTTTTTTCTCCTTAGTTAGTTTGAGTGTAATAAGTGGAGAGCTGAATCTCGCAAGCGAGGATCTCTGACGCTCCGATGTTTAATGGAATCGGATTCGATACGTCTCCGATTTCATACCCTGACGGAATAGCCGCCAGAATGCTAATTACAAGCTTCTCGATGTTATCGAGTGCGCTTTGATTATCGTAGATCGCTACGCCGACGGTCATAACTAAATTAACCTTTAGCTTGACGTTAGATTTACCTAATAAAGTGGGCTGTAGGTAGGGCGTGTTCGGGACGATCGCAGCGAACGGAACGATGGGCGACTCTGGGACTGAGTCGTAAGTGTTAGCCGCTACTCCCGCGATGGCTGTCTTTAATGGAGTGCGGACGCTAGTTAAGATCGAGCTGGCTGGCATTATCCGACCATCGTATCGACGTCGATGTAATTACCAAGAAGACCGATAACACGATTTAGCAAGCTGCGGCCCATTCGATAAGGAGAACTAGCGAAGTCGACGCCTTCGATCTGACCGCCCGCAGCTGTGCGAGATTGAAAGACTTCAATAGATACCGCGTAGATAGCTGACTCGATCGAAGAGTTACCTACGTAAAGAGTCGCGGCTGAATAACCGCTAAGAGTTGCTAATCCGTTCGGAATGATCTGGCGACGAGTTACGTCTGCGCTCGTAAGAGCTGCGGAGAACGAACTGTCTGTAACTTTTGTAACAGTGTGAGTCGCTGTGAATGGAGCTGGAAGTCCAGTAACCACGATCGACTGTCCGACTACGAAAGTGTGAACGCGACGCGTGTAGAACGTTGCTACGTTACTGTCCAATTCGTATTCGACTATAGCTGTCGAGTTCTGAATAAGCAGCGGGAGAATAACTTGCTCCGCTGTGTCGATAATGTCGTTTAAGTAAGCGTCGTCGTAGAGAGAAGAGCTAACGCCTAAGACGGATCTTAGCTGCGAAGCTGTAATGATGTTAGGCATTAGCCCTTCCCTTCTACTGCTCGACTAGCTCGGGAGCGAACTAGTCGATGATTGACGTATGGCGATTAAGCCTTGTTATTCTTAAATGCGCCAGCTGCGATCTTTGTAGCTAGTGCGCCGTAACCGTAGTAACCGACTGTAATCTGGCCGCTGTTAATTACGTCCGCGCGTAGGCGGAATGTAGGTCCCTCGTACCATGTGTAAGCGTCTGGGTTAACGACTAGAAGAGTTCCATCGCCATCGCCCGCGTTAGTTGGGTCTACGAATAGATCCAAGCCAGCTACGTTTCCAAGAAGTGAATCTGGACGAGCTACACCGCCAGCGTTTTGTGGCTGTTGCGCGTTATAGATTGGACGTCCTGAATCGTTTAGAGTCATGATGTTAGCCCATTGGCCAGTAGACGCGATTAGCGACTTAGCGAATGGACGTGGAAGTCCCGCTGTAGCTGAGTAAACAGAAGCAGCTCCGCGAGATACGACTCCGAGAAGTTCCGCAGCTGTTGGATAAGTAGTTGTCGTAGTTGAGTCTAGCGTCGCGCCAGAGATTAGTAGGCCGTTTACGTAGGCGTTTTCTGCCTTGGCCTTAGCTGCCGCCATGTTACGAATAAGTTCATCGAAGAACGCTGGAGAAGTACGGTCTAACAATTCGACAGAGAATGTCTGTTGTCCTGCGAACTTCTTAACGTCTACTGTGATGAAAGCTGCGTTCTGATCGGTATCGCTCATTGGAGAAGCGTCTTCGGCTAGAACTGCCACTGTTGGAGCTTGCGTGATCTTAGGGATCTCGAAAGTCATACCTGCGTCTGGAAGAGTTCCACGAGAGATCGCGTCAATAGATGGACGGATAGTTGTAGATAATCCGTTAACTACTTCTGCCATCTGACGAGTTGGAACTAGTCCTGCGTTGTCTGTTGTGTTATCTGCCGCTAGAACGTACTGGCGAGCTTGATCGTCGCCCATAGCTGCGCGAATTGTGTTTTCCACGTACTTAGCAGCTGTGAACTCTAAGCGTGGCTTTGTGAATGATCCACCTACGATCGGCTTAGCTGCCGCTGTAGTTGACTGAGCA